TGAGTATGTTGTGGGCAACAAGGTACTTTACAACGGTTCTATATACGTAGCGATATTGGGTGGACAAGGCAATCTTCCATCCAATGTCACTTACTGGTCGCCGTTGGAAACCAATGCATGGGTAACTGCCAGCGGTAACCGTGCAGACGGTTCGCCTAACATGGGTCGTTTGGCAGTTCGTGCAATTATAGTAGCTGCACTTAAATCTGCTATTGACAGCCAGGAAACCTTGCGCGAAGAGCAAAATGTGTTCAACTTGATTGCTTGCCCGCAGTATCCAGAACTGATCCCCAACATGATCGCACTCAACAACGAGCGCAGTAACACTGCATTTATTGTAGGTGACACTCCATTGCGCCTTGGACCTGATGGAAATTCCTTAGTGGCATGGGCCAACAACAACGGCGGTCTTGGTGTATTTGCTGGCGACAGCATACCTCTAGGTGACCCATATGTTGGTGTGTTCTATCCCAGCTGTCAGACAACTGACTTGTCTGGAAGCGTAGTAGTTCAGCCTCCAAGTCACATGATGTTGCGTACAATTGTTCGCAGCGACGAAATTGCGTATCCGTGGTTAGCTCCAGCAGGTACACGTCGTGGTCTAATTGACAATGCTGCGCAGATTGGTTATGTCAACGCACAAACAGGTGAATTTGTATCTATCGCCACAGGCCAGGGTGTACGTGATGTGTTGTACGAAAATCGTATCAATCCAATCACATTCATTCCTGGCACAGGTATTACCAACTACGGTAACAAGACTGTGGCTGCCAGCCCAAGTGCGCTGGATCGCATCAACGTGGCACGTTTGGTAGCATTTATTCGCGCACGTTTGAACCAAATTGGCAAGAGCTTTGTGTTCGAGCCAAACGATCAGATCACACGCAACGAACTCACCAATGCTATTACCGGCTTGATGACAGACTTGGTGGCCAAACGCGGTATCTATGACTACCTGGTTGTTTGCGACTTGAGCAACAACACACCTGCACGTATTGATCGCAATGAGCTGTATGTTGATATTGCGATTGAGCCTGTTAAGGCGGTTGAATTTATCTACATTCCGGTTCGTCTCAAGAACACTGGCGAAATTGCTGCAGGGAATGTATCAAGTTCTGCTTCTGTTTAATGTAGTAGCAACACAAAAATGGGGCTTTATGCCCCATTTTTTTTGATCATCAAGATCATAAATAATTGCATATAGGAGATATACTCATGTCCGTTTCATCACTCTCAAGAATGACGGTGCCGTTGGCAAGCGATCAATCCAGCCCAACCCAAGGCCTGCTCATGCCCAAGCTCAAGTATCGCTTTCGAGTGACACTTGAAAACTTTGGCGTAAGTACACCCAGAACAGAATTAACCAAACAAGTTATGGACTTCACAAGACCGTCGGTTTCGTTTGAAGACATCACAATCGATCTGTACAATTCCAAATTGAAATTGGCAGGCAAGAGCTCGTGGGAAGACACTACTCTCAACCTGCGTGATGATGCCAGCGGACAAGTTCAGCGCCTAGTTGGCGAACAATTGCAAAAGCAAATGGACTTTTATGAACAGGCCTCAGCACGCTCTGGCGGTGACTACAAGTTCCTGACACGTTGCGAAATTCTCGACGGCGGCAATGGAAACTTGGTTCCCACTGTGTTAGAAACTTGGGAATTGTATGGGTGCTTCTTGCAAGCAGCTAACTACGGCGACTTAAACTATGCCACCAGCGAGCCAGTTACTATTGCACTGACCATTAGATTTGACAATGCATTACAGACTCCGCTTGGTACTGGGGTGGGTATATTTATTACTCGTGGTACTAACGGCACGGTAACATCGACTGGTGCTGGAATACCCGGCGACGAATAAGGCTAACCTGTGTCATCATTCGGCCAGCAGTATATCACCAATACTTACGGTACAGAAACTCTTAGGGACTATGCACATGCTCCTAAGTTTTTCCGTGCCAATAGTCTTGAGTATGTACCGCGGGTCAAGTTTCTATTTCATGTTTACTTTAATCTCAACACAGATCCACAAACTGGTATTCCAGCCTTACGTAATGTATTCAGTGAGGATCAAGCTACAATTGGCCTATTGGTCAAAACTATTCAGTTACCGCAATTTACCATCGCGACAGAAGTACTGAATCAATACAATCGCAAACGAGTAATACAGAAAAAGATAGAATACAATCCTGTGCAAGTAGAAATGCACGACGACGGCGGCGATCTGATACGTACACTTTGGTATAATTATTTTTCATACTATTACAAAGACCCAAACCAACCTTACAATAATGTTTCATCTACTAACGGAGCTGCTGGAGTTGACTCATCGCAGGCCGCGGGTTTCAGTTACAACAATCGTGATATCTATGTCAATGACCGAACAGTAAACGACTGGGGTTACATTGGCGAAAGTTTCAACGACGGAACCAATGCCGAAAACGGCAAACCAGCCTTTTTCAGAGACATCACAATTTACGGTTTCGACCAGCACAAGTGGGTGTCGTATGTGCTGGTCAATCCGTTGATCAGCACCTGGAATCACGACACGTACAATTACAGCGAAGATGGCGGCATCATGCAAAATAGCATGACTATACAGTACGAAACAGTAAAATACTACTCGGGTACGATCGGAGCAGAACGTCCAGATACTAATGTGGTTGGATTTGCAGATCCCAATGCATATGATCAGATTCTCAGCCCTTTGTCAACGCGAGATCAGACATCATTCGTCAACGGACAAGGAGGTAATATACCATGAGTAGGGGTAGTATTTCAGATCTTCAAGCAACTGCAACTGCATCGGTACTGGGTAACGTCAAGCGAGCCGACATCAACTACAACTTGAGAATGGCCCCACCTGTGCCCACCAATACTAATCCACGGGCTACTGCAGGTCGCGTTAATAATTTACGAAATGGTCTTCCAGGCGAGAATAGAGCACAGCCCAATCAAACAGGAATTAGCGCACCGTTGATACCAACGCCACCGTTACGCAGACAATTTAATTCCACAACTGGCGTAATGGGCGGCGGTGCAGGATCTGACCTACCGATCGCACCATAAGGACATTTTTATATGAGTACTGTAAATGCTATAAATCCCAATGTCGATTTATCTGCTAGAGTATTTGACACATTTGATGCGCCGCAGATACAACTAGATGCCAACGAGTACGACATAGTCAGTAGTTTTTTTGAATCAATATTCACTGACCAAACTGCAGCTAGAAATCTAACACTGACATTTTTTACCATTGCAGAACAAACCAAGACACCTGTATTGACCTTGCTGGATCAAGTTGTAGACCAGGACGCCATACAGCTCACAGCCACCATGGCCTATTATCTCAATGGTCTTCGTAGCCCTAGTACATTGCTGGGCGTCAACAGCTCAGTGACGCCAAACTTCTATACCGCGCGAAACATAGCAGCATGAGTAAATTTGCTCAAGGTACCTACCAGCCAGTCAACAAACAAAAATACGCAGGAACACGGGATCCAAGATATAGATCCAGTTGGGAATTGGCGTTTATGAACTTTTGCGACCACAACGATCATATACTGCAATGGGCAAGCGAATCAATTTCTATTCCTTATCGACATCCGCTCACAGGAAAAATGACCATGTATGTGCCTGATTTTCTAATCACCTACATGAACAAGTCAGGACAGCAGATTGCAGAATTGATAGAAATTAAACCACGCAAACAAAGTGTGATCGAAGGCAAGATGACCGAAAAAGATCGTATGATTGTGGCAGTGAACTATGCCAAATGGGATTCTGCACAGAAGTGGGCTCGCCGTAACGGGCTAACATTCAGAGTAATCAACGAAGACAACATCTTTCACAACGGCAGAAGATAGTCGGTAAATACGGTATGACCCGTAAACTCGAATCCTTGTTTGATCTCCCTTCCTCTGTGTCGGATGAGCTCACTGACCCAACTACCCAAGAACAAACCAGTCTAGAAAATTTACCTGACACCTTGGCTGCACTCGACAAAATCGAAGCAGCTCTTCCGGCAGTAAAGGGACTGGAATCATCTGATTCTGAAATGGACGAGCTGGCCGGAATGGCAGTGAAAGAATTTCACAACTTGCTGGACCTAGGCATGAATGTAGATAGCCGGTATGCTAGTGAAATTTTTGGAGTAGCTAGCCAAATGTTAGGGCATGCAATCACAGCCAAAACTGCCAAGGTAAACAAAAAACTACGCATGATCGATCTGCAGTTAAAGAAAGCCAAGTTAGATCAAGACACCAACAAAGACGATGCATTGCCGGTTGGGCAAGGTACAGTGCTGGATCGCAACGAATTGTTGGCCAGTTTGCTAAAGCGCAATGAATCAGATACACCAAAAAAGTAATTGTGCTAAATATATCCATAGGACTATGACATGAAAACATTTGCACAATACCTGACAGAAAGCGAAAAAACCTTTGATTATCGTATCAAAATCTGCGGAGATGTTGGGGCTGACCTCTTAAAGATGTTTAAGGAAAAACTTAAAAAGTTTGATCCTGTAAAGATTTCAGATCCAAAGACCACACCTGTACAGGCCAAGCCTGTAGACTTTCCCGGACAAACTAATCAACGAGTGACCATGATTGATGGCAGTTTTAGATACCCAGCAACGCCTCCGCAGATTCAACAGATGGCAGAGCTTTGCGGAGTACCTGCTACTGATATTTGTATCAATGACTTGCATTGGTCAGAAGGAATGGATCAAGAGTTACTGGGCATTGAAGAAGAAAATTCTCCTTCCTTGCTGGAAAAAGATTACCCAGCTAACTCAGCAGAACAGAACAAGCTCAAGAAAGAATACGCCGACAGCAATCAGCAGATAGTAAAAAACTCAGCTGAAAAAGCCACATGGACTGTAGCTGGCGGCCGTACTCCACCAGCTGTCACAACAAACGATTTGCCACAGGGCGTCAAGAGTCCTATGTCAACAATAAAACGTCCACCACGTCCAGCCACTGGATTTAAATCTCAAGGAAAAAAGTAATGGATATCTATCAAATCATGGCTCGACTTGACGCCATTGGCTCAAAGAAAAATCTGACAGAAAGTCAGGATATGATGCAACCTGTTGCTGAAGGTCGCTTCAAAGAATTAGATATAATTCTGCAGGATTTTCCTGAGGATGTGGAAGAATTTAAACGCAGTGGCGATTTAGGCAGTAGATTTTATGAGGCCCTGGTTAACCATTATCTGGATTCGGGCGAAATGCCTTATGGCGTAGCTAAAGCACGCACTGGCGATCCGTATGACTGGGTTGTAAATCGGTTGGCTAGCGAGTTGGGTCTGGACGAAGCATCTGCAAGAAACCGCGGCGATGTTGCTGAAGCCAAGACTTCTAAGCCTGACTTTTTAGATCTTGACAAAGATGGCGACAAGAAAGAGCCAATGAAAAAGGCAGTTGCTGATAAGAAAAAAGGTGCAGTTAAAGAAAGCGAACAGAATATGAGTCGCGCTGCCAAAGGTTATGAAAAATATGGCAAACAAGGTATGCAGGCATTAGCCAAGGCTGGTAAAGAAGGTAAAAGTCTTGATCCCGTCAGAAAAAAATACGACAGGTATGACGAATCACTTAGTCAAGATGACTTTGACCAAGCCGCAATTGCCCAGGGCAAACGTGGACGTGATGCTCGTGACAATCCTTCAAAAGCAGTAGCGGCAGCTAAACGTAGTCCAGCAGCTCAAGATGCACGTGCCAAACTTGACAAAGTACGTCAATCTGAAATCAAAGTCAAAGAGTCAGCAAAACCAGACTTCTTGGACATGGACCAAGATGGCAACAAGAAAGAGTCAATGAAGAAAGCTGTCCAAGACAAGAATCGTGTTAAGAAAGTCGACGAAGCCGGCAAAAATCTATTCCCAGGCACACCTGAGTACGAATTGCGTTTTGGCAAAGACGATGCTTCTAGTGCGTTTGATAAGAAAAAGATTTCAACAGGTACAGTGTATAGCCGCAAGCATCACGAAGAGCCTGAAGCAGCCGACAACGATGATACACCAAAGAAAAAAGGCCGCCCAGTTGGCGCCAAACGACGCCTAGGAGCCAAAGGACCCAGTGTTAACAGTTTACTGTTAAAAGGCAAAGGCGGTTTGAAAGAACACGATATCGATATTCAAGATAGAGGTGAATACGATCGCGAAGGCGATATGGCCTTGAATCAAGTGCACCAAATTGCAGACGCTGCTCGAGAATTGCATGCTATTTTGGCATCAGACGATAATCTGCCGGAATGGGTACAAAGCAAGATCACCAAGGCCTTGGATTACATTGACACAGCCAGAGATTATCTAGGTGCCGAAGGCGAAATGGATCGCGAAGAATTACCTGAAATTGCTCCTATCGTTGGGGCTCTTGCCGGTCGTGCATTGGCTGGAGCAGCTGGCGCAGGATCAACAGGACAAGCAATTGGGAGCCTAGCTGGAAGAGCAGTTGCAGGTGCAATGAACGGCAACGATGAAGTTGAAGAAGCTGGATATTCAGCCAAATCAGCTCGTGCAGGTAAAGACATTGGCAAGCCCGGCAAGAACTTTAACAAGATTGCCAAAGGTGCTGCTGAACGTTACGGCAGCAAGGCTGCTGGTGAACGTGTTGCCGGCGCAGTGTTAAACAAACTGCGTGCCAAGGAAGGCGTTGAAGAAGGACCCGACACCGGAATTGGATCTAAACTACCAAAAAGCGACATCGAAACTTTTGGATTACAAAAAGGACGACCATACAAAATCAATCCTCCTCAAGATTTCAAACCAGGTGATAGAAAACGTGCTGTTCAACAACTTATTCCCACTCAAGACAAGAAAGATCACATTCGCAGTCGATTGGGTAAACATGTAGCTCCTGTATTGCCCGAACAAGATGTCGAAGAAGAATCTACTAACAAAAAAGATGTACCGTTTGACGGACCATATCGTAAAAAAGGCGATGACAAAGACCAATTCGGCAACAAGATCAAGCATGTTGCTCGTCATGCCGCACGCCAAGGTTTAGCAGACATGACCACAGCTGAACTCAAGGCTGAACTCAAGCGCAGAAGTCAAGTAGAAGAAGAGTCTACTGATACTCAAGACCAGCATGCAGAAAAGGCCGGCAAGAAAGTCACCAAAGATCTTGAGTACGACATGAAGCACAAGGGCAAAGACGATGCCAAGGCAGAAAAGGCCGGTAAGAAAGTCACCAAAGATATCGAGTATGACGACAAGAAAGACAAAGAAAAGAAAGTCGACGAAACCACAGTGTCGGGTTCAGTAGCTACAGGTGGCGATGCTCCTAAGAAAAGCAAAGGCGGAATGCAGTTTGGTCAAGGTGTCTACGAAGGCGCTATTGCAGAAAGTTTTGACAAGAAGCTGGGCGGAATACTCACCGAAGGCATGAGTGTCAATGTCAGCACAGACGATACAGGCAAAAAGAGTATCACGGTCAATGCCACAGATGCTGATGCTGATTCCTTGGGCAACATGCTGAAGATGGCAGGTTTGTTCTCTAGCGAAGGCTACAGCAGAACATGCGAAAGTTGCCACGGCATACACGAAGCAGGTGCTTGTCAAGCAGAGCAAGTTGCTGAAGAATTGGCCAACAGCCCTGACGAAGTGTATGCTGACAAAGACTACATGACACAAACACTATCGGGTGGATTAAATGGTCCCAAGACAACAGGTCAAACAACAGGGCCTGTTGTGAATCGTCAAGATAGTCGTCAAGGTGTAATGGCTGAAGCTGAACGAGTTGTTGAGCAATCAGAATCACGCTTGTGGAATCTTTACAAGCAATACGAGAAAAAATGAAGAAACTAGCAGATTATATCGCTGAATCCGAATCCCCAGTCGCTGGGGATCGATTTGCTATCAATATTCGAGAAGAATGCCTGATTGAATCGCATGTGGTTGATGTGGTTGAAGATGGCATTGTGATCGAAGGCGACGAACGCTTGTTGGCCCTGTTGGAAGAATACGGCTTTCAGCTGGAAACTGTTCGTCGATACGGTGCTGTGGGTTCCAGTGCAGGAATGGGATTTACCACAGCCGAATCAGATGTCAACGATGCTGGTAGCGACAACAGCGACCGAGAGTTACGCTTGATCCGCAGCCGTGCCGGACTGGCCGAAACAGCACCCGATCAGCCCGAAACTGATGCTGACCATAACGATCCCTTGGCAGCCAAGGCAGCAAACCTTGCACCAGTGGGTGCCATTGGATCAGAACTTGATGAAGATGGAGTTGATCCAGTAAACGCACAAGGACAAGATGCAGAAGATCTGCATGGCCAAGCCACATCAAGTGTTGCCGGTGCTGTAGACGAAGCTGAATACCAAGGTCGTGAAGTCAAGTTAGGCAAGCCTTTTTTAACACCAGGCGGTCCAAAGAAACGTAGCGTTTATGTAAAAAATCCTAAAGGCAACATAGTCAAGGTCAACTTTGGCGATCCTAACATGCGTATCAAAAAGTCAAATCCGGCACGTAGGAAAAACTTCAGGGCCAGACATAACTGTGCCAATCCGGGTCCTCGCACATCGGCTCGTTATTGGTCTTGTAGAGCTTGGTAATAAAAAAAAGGAATCATAAATGCCACAAGCAAACGTATATACATCAGTATCAGCACAAGCCTGGTTAACAGACAAATGTAAAATTGCCACAGGAAATACGGCTGTGACTTTTAACGTAGATCTCGTCTATCCAACTGCCACTGGCAATTTGTACGGTAATTCAGTTTCTATTCCTGCAAACTACACACAAACAGTATTTGTGGGTGTAGGTAATAAACTTACTGTAGCCGGTGCTAACTTTACAGCACAAGAAATTGGAACAACCAGTTCAGGCAGTTACTCAGTACGACAGGTATAAGGTCGCACATGCGAGCCAGAGAATTTGTTTCTGCTAGAATAACCGAAACAGCAGATGCCAAGATTTCCCGCAGGCTGCAAGCGGCCACTCGCGGCCTAAATGTCTATAGTGATGCTGAACGCTGGAACGGTGATTATGTATTGAGTCGTTTGGGCCAAGCAGTGGCCTCAACAGATGGTACGTTTGTACCTGATATTGATATGAAATCGTGGATAGGTAAAAACAAAAGTACTCATCCATACACTCCAGAAGAACAAGCCATGCTGAAAATGGCGTACCGGGCCATTGGTGCTGACTATACGGATCTCAACGGCGGCAACATGAACAGTGAAGAAATGTCAGAAGTCAATCGAGTTAGCCCAGTGCAGGGATTTAAAGGTTATCCCAGATGAGAGCCAGAGAATTTATTCGCGAACAACGAGATTTACCCCCTGAAAGCAAAGGACCCATGCGTTACACTTATGTGATCCCAGGGTTGAGTGCTTCCGACCCTTATGGAAACTATCGTATGGGTGTGGCAATGGCACGTGCCAGAAGCGATTATGCCAACGAACTCAGCAGTGAAAACGAAGGAATTGATCCCTACAAGCCTGAATGGTCTGCTGAAACTGCGTTTGGTGAACATGCTGTTGTTGTGGGATCTAGCCCGCACATTGCACAATTGATTGACCGTGCTTTGGCAATGACTGGAACACCCGGCGGCAAGCGATTAGTCAGCAGTGCTGACAGTGACGAGCCTGCTTTTGTAGCAAACAAAAGTCCTGTTCGGGCCTTTAAAGGATACCCGAGATAATGGCCAATAACCCGCCACCATACGACAATATTACTGGCATCTCTCGTGCTGTAATGAAAGACAACGCACAAGAAACCATTGGCGCATACAATGGCGTTGCTAGACCCAGCGAATTAGTAGTCAACCAACTCACACAAGATATCTATGTAGGCAACGTCAATGGAAATCTAAATTTGGTCGCATACGGATCTGG